GCCTGCTGGCAAGGCTGCTATCTGTCGCATACCTGATCCATATAAAGATGCCAACGACATGCTTGTTGCTGGTAAAGGTGCAGAGTTAAAGGATTTACTATGGAAATCACAGCCAGCAAGACCCGACAGTATTAAAGAAGCTTCAACTTTATGGGAGGAATTAATTAAGCCAGGGTCAAGAGCTATCTGTCACTACCCTTGGATAAAACTAAACGATTACACCCACGGTTTTCGCAAGGGAGAGATGATAACTCTCTGTGCTGGCAGTGGAACTGGGAAGAGTACCGTATGTAAAGAACTTGCTTATCACTTCCTTACTCAGAAGTTAAGAGTGGGGTACATAGCACTAGAAGAATCCCTTCAACGCACACTTCAAGGGATCATGGGTATTGCACTTAACAAACCTTTGCATTTAGATGAGACTGTCGAGATCCCCATCTTGAAGTCGGCCTTCGATTCCCTCTTAGGATCAGGCCGTCTTTTTTTGTATGACCACTTCGGGTCAATGGATCCAGACAGACTCATTGAACAGATTACTTACCTAGCTACAGCAGAAGAAGTTGATGTAGTAATACTTGATCACCTGACCATAGTTGTTAGTGGTATTGCAGAGCTAGATGAACGAAGGGCATTGGATGTGACATGCACCAAGCTAAGACAATGTGTTGAAGCGACAGGTGTTGGACTCATACTTGTATCTCATTTGCGTAGACCACAAGGCAAGGCACATGAAGAAGGACAAACTGTATCACCCTCTGACTTGAGAGGTAGCTCGGCAATTCTCCAGCTATCTGATCTTTGTGTCTCATGCTCCAGAAATCAGCAAAGCACAGACGCAGGTGAACGATCACAGCTACAGCTAGCACTGTTAAAGAACAGGTATTCAGGCAAGACTGGCCCTGTCGATACCTTGTTGTATGACGAGAAGACTGGTCGCTTAGTACAACAAACAAACTTCTTCCAATGAAACTAAATATAATTTATAACGAATGTTGCTTGTCTACTTTGAAAAGAATACATGACAACTCTATTGATTTAACAGTCACATCACCACCTTACAATATGAATTTAAGGATAAGGAATGGACAGTATTGTTCACGACAAATTACAAAAGAATTAACTACTAAGTATAATAATTTCTCAGATAATTTACCAATAGAAGAATACAATTTCTTTCATAGTAAGGTCATAGAAGAACTACTAAGAGTTAGTAAATTAATTTTTTACAACATACAAATAGTTACAGGCAGCAAGAGATCTGTCTTTAAAATGATAGGTGATTACTCAGATTATTTAAAAGATATAATTGTATGGGACAAAGGAAACTCTGAACCTTCTATACAATCAGGAGTGTTAAACAGGAGGACAGAATTGATTTTAGTTTTTGATAAAAGTAATTCTATAAGTAGAAAATTTAACAACGCTGTCTTTAATAAAGGAACGCTGGAAGACCTGTGGCTTATTCAAAACAAGTCAAGCCTTAAAGATCATAGAGCTATTTTCCCAGAGCAGTTAGTATTTAAAATACTTTCAAATTTTACACATAAGAAAGATATTGTTTACGACCCTTTTATGGGGTCTGGTACAACAGCAGTAGTTTGCAAGAAGATGAACAGATCTTTTATAGGAAGTGAGGTAAACAAAAACTATATTGATATAGCAACACAAAGATTACATACAGAAAAACTGCAAGAATTAAATCCTGATTACAAAAATTACACTCAATCCTACCTGCCACTATGACTCTACTAATAGATGGTGACGAATTAGTTTTTGCTGGCTGTGTTGCAGTGCAGCAAGACTTCAAGTTCAACGAGTACCAGCATGTACTTGCATCAGATGAACGTGATGCCCTGGAATACATAGCTGCAAAGCTAGAAGAATACCAGTCCATCACTGGTGATAGAGGCAAGATCATCATGTGCTTCTCTGACTATCCCACCTTTAGGCATGAGATATACAACGAGTACAAAGCCAATCGAATAGGTACACGAAAACCTTTAGCTTATAAAGATGTCATCGAAGCAATGAAGAGGTATCACGAGTGTGCTATCTATCCCAACCTTGAAGCAGATGATGTTATGGGGATACTAGGTAGCGAGGAGAAGCACACCACCCGTGTCATAGTTTCATCTGACAAAGATATGAAGACAGTACCCTGCATTCTTCTGAGGAATGGAGAACTTGAAACCATTTCTGAAAAGAGGGCAGATAGAAACTGGATGTCGCAGGTATTACAAGGGGATCGAACGGATAATATTCCTGGTTTAGTTGGAGTCGGGCCAAAAACTGCTGAAAAAATTTTGGGAGATTCCGAGACTCTTTCTGATATGTGGGACAAGGTGATAGGTGCATACGAGAAGAGGAAACTTACATACAAATCAGCATTACTTTCAGCACGACTTACTAGAATCTTGAGGCATGGTGAGTACAATCTACACAAACAAGAGGTGTCCCTTTGGGAGCCGCCCACCACATGATCGACGAAGAACTCTGGCCTCAAATAGATGAGGTACTCATTAGAAAACTAGAAGAGATCTACCCTGATAGATGTCCATCAATAGATTCACATGACCGAGAGATATGGAGGTACGGTGGTCAGGTAGAACTAGTAAGAATGTTGCGATCTGTATATAATGAACAGAACAACATCGAATAGCGATGGCGACTCTTCCTTATTTAACCAACGTAGATTTTAGAGCAGGTACTAGACCAGCTAAACAAGATGGCAGTCCATCACTTGCAACGAAAGAAGATGTAGCTGCATGGGCTAGTGAGGTTGACCAAGTATTCCAAAGCACATTAGGAAGAAATGCAGGAGCAGTTGGTCATCAATACTGGACGTATGACTTAATGCAAGACACTGGTGCTTTGATAGAAGATCAGGGATATAGCTACGAGAAAGCTAAATCTATGGCGATTGCAAACATGACAGCAAATGTATCCAGATCTGCTGAGTCGGCAGGCTTCTTAAAAACAGGTGATGCAAACGCTAGTCCTCTTGCTACTGGTGCTGGCACTTGGAACCCAACTAATAATCCTGAAGAGCTTAATGCTAAATGGGGTGGAGAAGGTTCAACTCTAGTTACTAATGACGATGGCTCGCAAACCTTTGTACCTGGTGGCGGTGGCGACACTACATATACTTCTGTTGCACTAAACCAACAACCAATACAACCTGCTATCTACGGTGGCGGTGGTAATAATACAACTATTGTTACAGGACAAGGGCCACAAGCTAAGACTGCTGCTGACCAGCTAAGAATTACTCCTCAAGATAAAGTGGTACTAGCTGGCGGTAATAGATTAGGTGACTATTCAAGACAAGAACGTAAAGGAAGAATGGGGCCAATACCAGGAGGAAGAGTAGGTGGTGGTGGTGTAAACATCTTTGGTTAAGGTTAGTATGGTAGGCATAACACGAACGATTCATCATGTGTGGTGGCGGCGGCGGTTCTTCTAACGAGGAAGCAAGAGAAGAAGCTGATGAAAGGCACGAACAAAATCTTGCGTTACAGCGAGAGCAGATGGCTGAACAAAAACGTCAGTTCCAAGTAACTAGGGATGACAATCAGAAAAGATATAGAGAACAAAAACGTATATCGGAAGCTGCTCCACCTCCACCACCAGCAGAAGATGCAGGCGTAGCAACACCAGCTATAGATGAACTAATGATTAGTGGTGCAAACAGAAAGAAATATAGATCAGCAGAATACAAGAAAGAGACAAGAGACAGAGCCACCTCTTCCCTTGGTATTAGCTAATGGATTTAAAAATTAACGACATTGATCTTGCACCTGGTAAAGGTAGAAAGAAAAAGAAAGGTACTACCCTTGCTGGTAGATACGACCAACTAAAAACTACAAGAGATCCTTTCCTTCAAAGAGGTAGAGACTGTAGCAAGGTAACGATTCCATCTATCTGTCCTGACTCTAACCAAGGAGATCATGGAAAACTTAAGACACCTTGGCAGTCAACAGGTGCTAGAGGTATTGCACATTTATCGCACAAACTTTTAATCACACTTCTACCTCCTAACACACCCTTCTTTAAACTAGAGATAGATAGTCTTGCATTGCAAATAGAAGAGCAAGGGCCAGAGATTAAGACAGAACTAGACACAGCATTAGTCAAGGTCGAACAAGCTTGCATGACATCGCTTGAGACAATGAGTGCAAGAGCTTCATTGAACCAAGCCTTCAGGCAACTGTTGGTTACAGGTAATGTTCTTCTCTATGTACTACCAGATGGAATAAGAGTTATACATCTACAGGATTACTGTGTCGTTCGTGATCCAATGGGTCATGTCACTGAGATCTTAGTAGAAGAAGAAGTCTACCCTGAAGCATTGCCTGATGGATTCTTACCTGACCAGAAGGAAGAAGAAACATTAGAAGCGACAAAGAAAAGTATGAAGATCCATACTTGTGTCAAGCTTGAAGATGGCATGGCTACTTGGTATCAAGAGTGTAAAGGTAAAGAGATTCCTGATACTTATGGTCGCTGTCCTGAAAATGCTAGCCCTTGGATTGTATTGAGATATGAGAAGCTTGACTCTGAAGACTATGGACGCTCACATACTGAGCAGTACTACGGAGATCTGACTGCACTTGAATCTCTGTATCAAGCAGTGATCGAAGCAGCCGCAGCAGCCAGTAAGATTTTATTTCTTTGTAATCCGAATGGAACCACACGGCCTAAAACCCTGTCGTCAGCAGCGAATGGGGCTATCGTCCAAGGAAATGCACAGGATGTTTCAGTTGTTCAAGCCAACAAGCAGGCCGATCTACAAATAGCTAACTCAACTATTGATCGTATCGAAGGTAGGTTGCAGTTTGCTTTCTTACTTAACTCAGCTATCCAACGACCTGGTGAAAGAGTTACAGCAGAAGAAATTAGATACATGGCACAAGAACTTGAAGCAAGTATCGGTGGCTTCTACTCCATACTTACTCAAGAACTACAGCTACCACTTGTACGCAGGTTGATCTACATGTTACAGAAGAAAGGCAAGCTACCTGAGTTCCCTAATAGTCAAGAGACAGGTGAACCATTAGTACTACCTAAAGCTGTAACAGGATTGGAAGGTATAGGTAGAGGTGATGATATGAATAAGTTAACTGAGTTCTTAACTCTTACTCAGCAAGTACTAGGGCCAGAGATAGCACAACAATATGTAAACTACGAAGAAGCACTGCGAAGATTGGCAGCTAGTGCTTCAATAGATACGACTAACTTAGTCAAGACTAGCGAGCAGCTACAACAAGAGGCTGCTGCTGCACAAGCTCAACAGCAACAAGACCAGCAGCAACAACAGATGATGGAAATGATGAAGTCATCTGCTGCATCTAAAGTTGCTGATAACTTTACTCAACCAGGTTCACCTTATGGCCCCCAATTCTCAGGAAACTCCGACGACGGAGCAGCAGGAAGTATCCCTAACTCCCTCCCCGATCTCAGGGCAGCAGCCCAAGGACTCCCCAGTGGCCCAGTCCAAGGAGGAGGAGAAGGTTAAGGAACTACCTCCAATAGTTTCAGACAAACCTGTCGCCAAGAAAAAGAAAGTGAAGGAATCACAGGTTATTAAAGATAGCCCAAACCATATCACTATTAAATAACTACTCTCACCCATCACCATGCCTGATCCTATTACTATCTCAGAACCTGAGACTGGTGCTTTGTCTCCTGAACAGGAGGTTGACGCTAAAGACGAAGCACTAATAAATGAGTCGAAAGAAAATGGGCCAGTTAAATTTGCTGGCAAGTATGAGTCTGTCCAAGACTTAGAGAAAGGATACGAAGAACTTCAGAAGAAGTTAGGTAGCCCAGAAGAAGGCGACAAGCCAGAAGTATCTGAAACAAAAGAAGAATCAGAACCTAGTAATGCAACAGAAATCTATGGTGAATACATAGGTAGTCGCCTTGATGAAGTTGGTGTTGACTACCAAGGTATGAATACTAGGTGGCAAGAGACAGGTAAGTTAACTGACGAAGACTACACATCCTTAGAAGGTGCTGGCTTTACCAAGGATATGGTTGAAGCATACCTAGATGGTGTGCAGTACAGACAAGCACAAGACTCAGAGCTTGCAGCTAAAGAAGTAACTTCAATTAAACAAGAGTTTGGTGGAGAGAAAGTATATGACGAGATGCTTACGTGGGCTGCTGGAAACCTAGACCAAGGTGAGATTGATGCGTTCAACGACATGCTTAAGACTAGTAACCCACATCAAATAAGGATTGCTGTCGCTGGTCTTCAGGCTGCATACATGAACAATGCACCAAGAGAACCTAAACTTGTAGGAGGTAGAACAGCTAAAGAAGATACAACTAAGTACGAGTCAGCAGCACAGGTAGTAGCAGCTATGAATGATGAACGATATGCAACTGATCCAGCATATAGAAAACAAGTACAAGAAAAACTTAGTCGCTCAAACGTAATGTAAGGGGTATTATAAAAGCACCTAACTTCTCATAGAAGCGGCGGCCCCTTGCGAGGGATACCCCAAGTGGAAGAGATAGTGATGGGTAAACCCTTTCTATCTACCGTACAAATTGTATGGCTAACTTTACTAGCTCAAGGCTAGGTCTCGTAAATGCTACGGGTACTAGCTATGACGCTTTATTCCTTAAAACGTTTTCAGGAGAAGTTCTGTCTTCGTTCAAAGCAGCGACTGTATTCGAGTCACTGCATAACGTGCGTACAATAGCATCAGGAAAAAGCAGTCAATTTCCAATAATTGGGAATTCTTCAACTGCATACCATACACCAGGTACTCAGTTGACAGGCAACGCTATCAAGCATGCCGAGGTAACAATCAACATCGATGACAAACTTGTATCACAAGTATTCATCGCAGATATTGATGAAGCCAAGAACCATTATGACGTTCGTAGTCAGTACTCTGTTGAGATGGGTAACGCATTAGCGTACACATTCGACAAGAACGTAGCAGCTACTATTGCTCAAGCAGCAAGAACTAGCACTAACGCTAACACTGACCTACCTGGTGGTAC